GGGTTATAACGCGACCGGCGTTACTTTCTCTTTTGTGTTTGCACATTTTTAAAAGAAAGGAGGCCTGCTTGTGGCAAGATGTTCTAAATTGGAAAGTGGTTTTCAAGATCGACTTGTTAAAAATCTTAAAGACTTATTTCCCGGATGTATGGTTTTTAAAATGGATCAAATTCAGGGAATTCCAGACTTGCTTATTTTATATAAAAATAAGTGGGCTTCCCTAGAATGTAAAAAACGCGCTGGTGTTAAGAAACAGCCAAATCAAGAATACTATGTTGGTCTTATGGATGAGATGTCATTCTCAAGATTTATATGTCCGGAGAATAAAGAGGAGGTATTACATGAACTTCAACAAGCATTTAAATCTTGAGGGACAACATGCGTTTCTTGGTGCTAGTAAATATCATTGGATTAATTACGATGAAACTAAACTAATTGAAGCATATTCGAAATTTACAGCAGCACAAAGAGGTACGATGTTACACGACTTTGCAGCTCAATGTATTAGACTTGGACAAAAATTACCGAAGTCAAGAAAAACCTTAAACATGTATGTGAATGATGCAATCGGTTTTAGAATGACAGTTGAACAACCTTTATTCTATTCCGAGAACTGTTTTGGAACAGCCGATGCAATTTGTTTTCGAAATAATTTGTTAAGGATTCACGATTATAAATCAGGCATTATCCCCGCACGAATGGAACAGCTTGAAATATATGCTGCTCTTTTTTTGTTTGGAGTACAGAATTAAACCTTCGGACATTGACATAGAATTGAGAATTTATCAGTCTGACGAAATCTTACATCACAAACCTACAGCAGAGGATATTGAAATAATCATGGATAAGATTATTACTTTTGATAAACTGATAACAAAAATTAAAGCAGAGGAGGGTTAAAGCATGAATCCCATTGCGGAAGATATTTTAAAACATTACGGTATGCCTAGACGTTCCGGACGTTATCCTTGGGGTTCAGGTAAAAACCCGTATCAGCGTAGCGGCGATTTTCTCAGCAGAGTAAATGAATTAAAGAAATCCGGTATGAGCGAGAAAGAAATAGCAGAATACATGGGTTTAACAACTACTCAGCTCAGAACACAAGTCGGATTAGCAAAAGATGAAAGAAGATCTCTCGAAGTTGCCACGGCTAAAAGTTTAAGAGAGAAGGGATATTCTCTTAATCAAATTGCAGAAAAGATGGGTTATAAAAACGACTCGTCGATTCGCTCCCTTCTTAACGAAGATGCTGAAGCTCGCATGAATCAGGCTAGAAAAACTGCCGAATTTCTAAAGAAACAAGTTGATGAAAAAGGTATGATCGACGTTGGTGTTGGTGTTGAGCGTGAATTAGGAATCTCTAAAGAAAAAATGAAACAGGCTCTTTATATTTTGGAGATGGAAGGTTATAAGGTTTATGGAGGAGGAGTTCCCCAAGTAACTAATCCCGGAAAGCAAACCAACATCCAAGTCCTATGCCCTCCCGGAACTGAACATCGAGAGATTTATGATTTTGGAAACGTTCATTCTCTAAGAGAATACGTCTCTCACGATGGTGGCGATACTTTCGACACCTTTGTTTATCCGAAGAGTATGGATTCTAATCGTATTAAGATTCGTTATGCGGAAGAAGGTGGGGTCGATAAAGACGGTGTAGTCGAGATTCGAAGAGGAGTAGACGATCTTTCTTTAGGAGAATCCCATTACGCACAAGTTCGTATTCTAGTAGACAACAATAAATACATAAAAGGAATGGCTGTATACTCTGACGATATACCAGATGGGGTTGATATCGTTTTTAATACCAATAAAAAACAAGGAACCCCTAAAGGAGACGTATTAAAGAATATTACAGATGATCCTGATAATCCTTTCGGTTCCCTTATTAAAGCAGGAGGTCAAAGTTATTACATTGACAAGGATGGAAAACGTCAACTATCACTTATTAATAAGAGAGCTGAAGAAGGAGACTGGGACGAATGGAGTAAAAATTTACCCTCCCAGTTTCTTTCTAAACAAAGTATAACTTTGATAAAAAAACAACTTAATTTAGCATCCGCTGACAAACAAGCAGAATTTGACGAAATTATGTCCCTTACAAATCCTACCGTAAAAAAAGCTTTGTTAAAATCGTTTTCAGATGATTGCGATTCGGCAGCTATTCATCTACAGGCAGCCGCCTTACCAAGACAAAAGTATCAGGTAATACTACCCGTTCCCTCAATGAAAGACAGTGAGGTGTACGCTCCTAATTATAAAAATGGCGAACAAGTAGCACTTATACGATTTCCTCATGGTGGAACGTTTGAGATTCCAATACTAACGGTTAACAACAAACAAATTGACGCTAAACGAATGGTTGGTAACACCCCTTCAGATGCTATTTGTATCAACAGTAAAGTTGCTGCACGTTTATCTGGCGCCGACTTTGATGGCGATACAGTTATGGTCATCCCTACTGGGGGTAAAATTAAAATCACATCCACCCCCGCTTTAAAAGGTCTTGAGGGGTTCGACCCTAAAATGGAATACGGCACTATAAAAAAGGGAGACGATTACTACAATAGTCATAATCAAAAAATTAAAGTAATGAAGAATACCCAGACAGAAATGGGAAAAGTCTCGAATCTAATTACGGATATGACTTTAAGAGGTGCCACTCAAGACGAATTAGCAAAAGCCGTTCGTCATAGCATGGTCGTCATCGATGCTGAAAAACATAAACTGGATTATAAACAAAGTGAGATTGACAACAACATTTCGTTTCTTAAGAAAAAATACCAAGGCTCCATTAGCGAAGACGGTCGTTATCGCGAAGGAGCAGCTACTTTAATCTCAAGAGCTAAATCACCAGAACCAAGACTAAAAGTAACAGGCAGTCCAAAAATTAATACAAAAGACAAGGCTTGGTATGATCTAACTCGTCCTGAAGGAGCCCTGTTATACAATAGAGTTGCCAACAAGGCAGATAAAGATTGGTATGATCCAACCTTACCAGAAAGTGCTTACGTTTACAAACCAGCGGAAACATATGTTGACAAAACAGGAAAAGTAAAAACTAGAACACAGCAATCTACTAAGATGGCAGAAACTGACGACGCCTTTACTCTTGTATCTGATGCTAACACCCCGGCAGAAAGAGCTTACGCTGAATATGCCAATCGTATGAAAGCTCTAGCTAATCAGGCCCGTAAGGAGATGGTTACAGCTGGTAAGATAGAGTACTCATCCTCCGCCAAGAAGACCTATCAAGAGGAAGTAGACTCCTTATATGCTAAGCTTAATGTAGCACTTAAGAACGCCCCTCGTGAGCGGCAGGCCCAGACGATAGCTAATGCCGCTGTTAATGCTAAAAAACAGGCTAACCCAGACATGACTAGTAGTGAAATAAAGAAACTCAGTCAACAAGAGCTAACTAGGGCACGTGCTATTGTTGGAGCCAAGAGGGAGACCATAAAGGTTACTGACCGTGAATGGGAAGCCATTCAAGCTGGTGCTATTAGTGAAAATAAGCTTACCCAGATCATTAATAATGTCGACATAGATGATCTTAGACAACGTGCTACACCAAGAACCACCACTTCTTTAAGCACTGCTAAGATTAACAAAATTTCTTCTATGAATGCTTCTGGTTACAGCACTGCCGAAATTGCTGATGCTCTTGGAATTTCAACAACCACCGTATCTAAATACTTGAAAGGAAAGGAGTGATCTGTTTATGCGAAGATGTATGTTAACAACGTTTGATAACTCTTATGATTCATTCAAACAGTTCACTTCTTGTTTCTTGTTCGATGTAAAAAAAGGTTATGATTCTAGTGCTTACTTAGGGGGTTCAACGACTACCGCATCCGACTACTTTGAACGGAAAGGAGTGATCTGTTTATGCGAAGATGTATGTTAACAACGTTTGATAACTCTTATGATTC